TCGATGGCAGGTCATTCTAGGGTCATACCAGGAGGCAGAGCGCCTGTACGCTCACCCGTTTGCGGGTCGAGTGAACTCTACCTATGTTTATGAGCCCGTAGCTGATGCCCCTGGGGTAGAGTCAGCAGAGGACGTGGTCATGCACGACTGGAGCGTGCCGGCCGCAATGAAGAAGTACCTCGAGGTGGTTCCACCCTCAACCAAAGGGGTTGAATTGTCTCCCACGGAGCTGATAGATTTTGCCGTGACGGTGTCCAAGACGGTGGCGTAGGAGATTGGCCGACCAAGCACGTGAGGCGCGAGGTGTGTTCCGATACTTGTTAGCCCATAAGGCAATGATGCCTGGAAAGGAGACTAACACACTATGGCACTACAGCAAATCTCAACGATCTCGATCGGCACGGACATCACGCAGCAGACCGGGTACCTCGTTCAAGGGAACGACCGTCTCGGAACGTTTGACCTGATCTTCGAAAACACCGGCCCGAACGTTGCATCGATCCTCGTGAAGCAGTTCGTCGGCACCTTGACCCCTGGCAACGTCAGCGGTTACGCGGCCCTCGGATCCATCTTCACGGTCGCAGCTGCTTCTGGTCTTTCTGCCTCCGGCGCCACCATTGGCGTACAGGGCGGTTCGGTCACGAAGCACTACACGGTCGTCGGCAAGCAGCTGGGAATTTTCGGCAGCGGCAACACTACCGTCAACGTCTCAGTCGCGATTCGCAACACCGGCGATCTTCGCGGTGCGCAGTTTGACTTTGTTCCCGCAGGTCGCGTCGGATACGGCTTCGACCCTGGGTACAACATCAACGCGTTTCGTCCGGCTTGGGGAAATCCGCCCGATGCACCGAACCTCCCAGTTGGTTAATAACCAACGGCTTAGGCTCAAATCAGCTAGGAGTATGTCCTCCCAAACACCGGCCTGGAACGTTCCAGGCCGGTTTTGTTTGTTGCTGGGTGTTCTTAGTGTATTATGCCGCAAAAACGACTAAATCGTTCAAAAGAGGACGTAATCAAGCTTTTTCAGACGTTTGATAAGATCAGTGACTTGCTTGCGTCAAAAAATGGTCCAGCGTATTACACATACGCCCGTGTTCGCGGATGGCTTCCAGAAATACGCATCATCACCGGAAAAAAAGCGAACAAGCGGACTCCAACTAAATTTTCTCATCTTATTCGTTATCTTGTCGCGGCAAAACGACGTTCAGAATCTGAAAAATGGAACTTCGATATTGATCTTGAGTATCTTAGTAAAATCTGGGACTCACAGAGAGGAACTTGTGCCATCAGTGGACAACAGATTATTGCGCCGCGTACAACGTCCACTGTCGACGACAAGCTTGTTCCTCGTTGGCGCAAGGCAAGCCTTGATAGGATTGACTCTTCTAAACCGTATATTCGCGGAAATGTTCAGTTTGTCTCGATGATGGCAAATTACGCAAAGTCAGATGGAACTATTTATGACCTCATCAAACTATGCTCTGGAATCGTAAATAAAGACATTGGAAAGCACTCTGATCAGTGGTTTTACCGTCCGCGAGAAAGTCTAAAACCGTTTAATTATTTTATTGAAAAAGCGGTTAAAAGAAATAGGGTGTCTGTTACCAGTGAACAACTCTCGTCAATATTCGTGCTACAAAAAGGAATTTGCCCATTAACAGGAGCAAACCTAATACTTCCAGACGGTGTCGGGGGTTGGAGTCGAAAAATTCCACCAAACATTTTTAAGGCTAGTCTTGACAGAATTAGCAGTGACGGAGAATATACCGCTGGAAACGTTAGGTTTACCAGTCTCTCAGTCAATATTGCGCGTAATAATGCAGAAGATGATGAGTTGCTACGATTTGCGCAGGCCGTGCTTGACCACGCGAAGAAACTTGGTTCAAATACGGTGATTCATCTCATCACAGGCGTATCTGGAGCCGGAAAGTCGTGGGTGTGTCAGCGACTTTTGGATGACTACTACGTCGTTGAGTTTGACAAAATTAGAGGACAGGAAGATAGGATAATAGAGTTACAAAAAGCCACTCATCAGCCTAAACCTATTTTGTTTGACCCGCCGATAATGGTTGAAACCGTGATGAAAAACAATCCTCAGTTTACGTGGAAACTTTACGTTATACAGGAGGACGTGAATACCGTCATCGATCGGTTGCGAAACCGCGGTGGACAGTTCACAGAGTCTGTTGTGAAGCGCATGCATCGAATGCGCACGCTTGCAAAAAAAGCCGTGTTCACCGGTACCAGCCAAGAAGTCCTTGACGCATTATGTTCTCACCGGGCATGAGATTCGCCATTTTGCCAGTTGGTCTACCAACCAAAAACAACCGAGTCTACACCCGTGAGGCTCTAGAGGACGCCTTGAAACGAGCCAACGAGAAGTGGATTCCGGTGACAGACGGCGTCTCCACGTTCCAGGATGGCGCTGCTGCAATCAACCTCAAGGACGTGATCGGTCAGGCCAGGGAGTTCAAGATCGAACACAAATCTCAGCCCATGCGCGAAGCCCTGTGTGGAGTAGACTCAATTGCCAGTGATGAGGTCGTGACCTGCCAGCTGGTCGTGGATCAAAACTCGGAGCTGCTCAAGCTTCTTCTTGAAGGAAAGATCGCCGCCCGCCCCATGGGAATTGGCTCCTATGAGGAGGGCAGCAATGTCGTCAATGATTACGAGATGACCGGTGTCTCTTTGACCAACCCCGCGTGAGACTGTGCGCGCCAGAGTGCCGCACCAAGCCCCTTGCGTTCAACGCGGATCTCACAGAGCTGACGGCGCAGTGAGCGACTGTAGACGTCGTGGATCGGGCTGAGAGCCGCAAGTTGGTTTTGCATCTCGACCTCCTGGTTTGCGCGAAGCTTCATTCCGCTTGCGTTTCCGTCGTTGATCGGATTTTTTACAAGGGACCGGATGGCATTCCGGACCTCGGTGTACAGCGCCCGACGTTGACGCGTGCTGAGCGTTTCGTGGGCGTACACTTCTCGCCAGTCTTTGAGCCAGGTCTGATACTCCTTGAACGTAGTGGGTTCCGTAGAGTTGAGGATGTTGCTGATGGTTTTCATTATGGTCTTTCTGTTATTTGTGGAGTTTGAATTTACGGAGGAACTTGGCCGTCGGACACGGTCCGATTCCAAGAGAGGTTACAATGGGCTTGCCTTCGTAAAAGTTTTCGCACCCCGAGTCATGCACGAGAAAGGCCGGGATGCTGTTGAGTTGCGCATCAACCCACGCAGTGATCATGCTGCGAAGATTCGGAGCCTCAAGGCAAACCTTGGTGCCGATGACTTCGGAGAGATATTCGAGGGTGTTTGGGTGCGTGATGTTCGAGTGAACCGCCCCAATAAAAGCGTGCCCCGATTGGGACGCCGCTTTGCCGGGTGACATAGAAAGGTCACCGCGGATGATAGCGTAGAGTTTAAGTGGAGTGGGTACTCAGTAGTTGTCGTTGGTCTTCATATGATAGAGAATAGTGCACCAGAAGGTTGTAAACAATTACTTGACCAGCTGGTCGATCAGCGTCTTCGCGTGGTTATTTTCTTTGGACTCGGTGTACCGACGGTCGTTGACGAAAACGCTGAATCCCGCGATAAGACGGTCTTCGACGGCCGATTTTTGAGCGCTGGAAAGACCCTGAGGGCGCTCAATGTGAAAGTCATTTCCGTCAACCGAAATACGGGCAAAACCGCGCGAAAACATTTGCGTATAGATGTCAGAATAGTCCTTCGGAGTCACCCCGATCGACGCGAGATATGCGCGGCCTTGATCGGCATGGTCGCCTCGGATTCCAATAAAGTCACCGTTAGAGGACATGAAACTCTTTGCGATCATAATAGAGAATAGCAGGTTTACCTGCGTTTGTTAACGTCTATTTTCCACAGTCAGATTCTCCAATGAGACTTTTTACAAGCGCTTCTGCCATGTCGAGGGTGAGTTGAGCAGGACCAATGTCACCGCCGTGCAAGGATTTGAGCTCCTCGTACGTCCACACCTTGTTTGGGTCATTGAGAAAGTCTCCCATATTGGGAAATCGTGTGGTGAGGATGTCCCAGCCGTCGCCTGTGTCAAGGTCATAGAAGCCTTCCGCGACTTGCCCTTCGTCAGCATCTTCGCCGCAGACTTCAGCGTACGAGACACCGTGTCCTTCAAGCTCAATGATGTCGCGATCGTCTTCACCGCCTGTGAGGTCGTTGACGTTGACAAAATAGCTTCCGCTGATGTCGCCGTCATCAAGGGTAACGGATGCCCACACAGGCACTTCCTTGATGTTACCGTTACCCATGTCCACCCGAATCGGGTGCTCGATGTCCCACATGTTGCTCTTGTCGCTCATAGGCTAAGTATCAGTATCTGTAGCTGCTTCTGCTGTAACCGCCGTAACTTGACGGCGAGTCATCCATACGCATCCTGATGACCCAGAAGACGGCTTGTCCGGCCAGCATGGCAAAAAACATGGCGAAGTAGCTCCACATCGGAGGTTCCACCGTCAGGTAGTCAAACTTGTGCCAGTCCTTGAGCTTGTAGTTGGTCATGATCTCGGTCTCGAGCGCTGGTAGGGTGGCCGTCGTTACTCCCTGGGTCAACGCGAGGGTCTCCAGATTCCGCTTGACCAGTGCACTCTCAGTCCAGCCAAAACAGTACGTCCAGGATGGCGCAGCGGAGTCACCGCCGTAGCACAGCACGAGGTCGTTTTTCTTGCCACCGACCCAAGCTGCTTCCTGGTAGTGGGAATAGGACGAATCCTTGTCTCCAAAGCCGACGATGATCAGGTTGACCTTCTTCAGGGGACCCATTCGGGCGCACATCTGGTCAAAGAGCAGCAGGTTGACGTTGGCTGCAGTCCCAAGCAGGCGGTTCGACTGGAAGGGATTGGTGGGGTACGGGTAAGGGTAGACCATGACTTTCTTCGGCGGTGGCGCGTAGCTGAAAACTGACGGACAGCACTTGACCTTGTTGTACCACGTCCGAACATCAGTCACCGGAATGTTGTATCCGGTCTGGTTCGGCGCCTCGTAGTCGTTCGGGTCACCCGAAATCATGTGGCTATCGTGCTCCATCGTCGTCCTGTCGCCAGGAACTGGATGTGCGCCGCCGAACTTGTCCCGCGTCCAGTTGTACGTGCCTTCGTCCACGTCGTACTCGCGCTTGATGTTGGAGTAGTCGGTGTATGTGTCTGGGTGGTAACGCGTTTCGGGCTCCCAGTGGTCAAATACCTCTCGACTTGTGGTGTTTCCCTTACTGTCGCGACTGGTCACCGTGCGATAAACTGCCTCCTCGTAGTACTCAGTCCAAGCGGCGAAGTGCTTGGTCCCAGTGACCTGACCGGAGTACACTTGTGAGTCTCCGGCCATGCCGTAGTAGAGGGCAATCTGGAACGTTCCAGCGGTCACCAACCCGATGACCGAGGTGATGAGCCAGTTTTGCCAGCTCTCACCTTTGCCCAACGCCAGGAGCACGATCCCCACGAGAATGGGGAGCATGCCAATGAGGTACAGGGCGTACATTACTGTGTGGGGAGGGAGGTGTCGTCGTCCTTGCCGGACTTGAACGCGTTGTCAGTACGGGTACTGGTCACGATGGTCGGGTCAAGATGAGTGAATCCAAAGCAGCGCAAGATGACGTTTGATGGAAACGTCTGGAGTGGCTGGTTGTACTGACGCGACAGGTCGATCAGTTCGCGCTGATTTTCGGTCCACGAGTCACGCGACGAGGTGATGATATTCTGCAGGTTTTTGAACGTCGTCGTGTCCACGTTAGGCACAGATTCCTGTGTCCACTTGGCAAGTGAGCCGCCGTCGCCGGTTCCCGTTCGCGCCTGGGCGTAGGACGTGAAGATGTCCTTGAGGGCGTTTTTCTGCTCGTTGGTGACTTGCGCCGTTTGCTGGATTTTCTTCCACATGTTGTCGAACTGAGAGTTGTTGTCTTTCAGTTTGGCGTCGTAGGTGACCTTGAGGCTTGCCTCACTGTTGTAGGTTCCGACGACGTATGCGGCGATGGCGATGAGGAAAAATAATCCTGCACCGAGGACTGCGAGTATGATTTGGTATGGTTTCATGTGGTTTGGGTTGTGGGTTAGAAATTTGGTGCTCGCGGTGGGACTCGAACCCACATATTCGCAACGTTTTGAAGACGTCCGTTCGGCCATTGAACTACGCGAGCGTTAAGGTTTGGTGCTCCGTGAAAGGATTTGAACCTTCCGACACACTCTTGCGAGTTGCTCTACACTGAGCTAACGGAGCGAAATTGGTTGGTTGGTTTCAGGTAGAGTGTAGGAGGTTTTCAGGTCTTGTCAACGATCAGCTTGATCGCCGCGTTGGTGTTTTCGATCACGGCACGGCGCTCCGGAGTTTCATCCTCAGGATAGCAGTCAACATGCGGCGTGTTGTCGTTGTTCCCGTTGTTACGAAACTTTCCACCAAATCCAAGCGAGCCCACGAATCGCCATTCACTGCAGTGTTCAGCCGAGCGCGCAACAGCGTGCACGAACTCAGACTTGGCGTAGAAGTGATCGTTTGCGCCAGCGTGTTCGACGATGGCATCCCAAATTTTCTCGGCCTGCTCGATGGTTAATTTTCTGTTCATACGTTTGCGAGGGCAGGTTGCGCTTCCGAGAGAACGGTAAGCTTGGTGGGGCGACTTCCGAAGGCGAAAAACTTGTCCTCGCTGCCTTCCTTGTAGGAGAAGGTGGCAGTGACACGGATGCGGTCACCACGGTTCGGGTTGGAGTTGGTAGGGATGGACATCCACACCTTGGAGCCGGAGTCGAGCCGGACGAGCATCTTCCACGTCATGCCCATGAAACTCTCTTTCTGCTTCACTGAAAGAACCTCACCCTCAATCGTCGTGCGACCGTTCGGCGCGGATGCGGTGGGCGCGGCTTCTTCAGGGCGAGGAGGCGGCGGGTTGAGTGACTTCTGAACCGAGTTGATCAAGCACTCGCGCTGACGCTCCGAGATGGAACCATACTGGAAGAGCTTGGACACGATGTCCCGGGCGAAATTGTTGGCCGTGAGAAGCGGGTTGTTGGACGCCACTGTCTCAACCGCGAACTTGAGGTCCGCGTCAGCTTCGCAGGTGCGTTGCACGATGAGCGCCACCTTGATCTTGGCTGCTTCGTGGGCTGCTTTCTTGCGGATGAGTGCCGCCTTGAACTCCTGGTGGTTGCGGAAACCGAGCCGACCGACACACACGTCGCCGAAGCAGACACGCTCACCGGTGGGAACGTGCGTGCAGGAAACCACGTACCGGACGTTCGTCTGGCCGCAGTGCACACATTTGTGAATCTTGTTGAAACCGAGGCTTTCCGCAGGGATCTGAAAACCGTCGCGAATCTCGTCCTCCCAGTACTTGCGCATCTGCTGGTACATTTCGGCGGTCATGCCGAAGACGTACTGAGGAGGCTGGTTGTCGTAGTAGCCGTAAACCTCATAATCTTCAGGCTTGAAGTTGCTGATATTGTGGACTGTGGGCATGCTAGAGCATAGCAGTCCGGCCGCTTTTGTTAACGGAAGTGGCTCAGAATCGACTGAAGCTTTTCCTCGTACTCAGGACCGAGGTCGAGCTTCGTTAACACCGCTTCATGAACCTCAGCTAACGCCTTGATCTCGTACGACTTCTCGCCGCCTTCTTCAAACTCTCGAAGCTCAAAGGGCTGGTTGACGCACCGAACCCGTGCCTTCCGGAACTTCTTATTGTTGAACCGGTACTTGATCACCTCGTTGTCGACCACGAACCCGACCAGCCACTCCTTGCCATTGTTGTCGATGATGAAACCTGAGATTGTGCGCAGGAGCGTTTTCATCTGTAGGGTGGCTCCCACCAGAAGAGAAACGTGCCAGAGTAGTTTCGGCTGCCGTCTTTGAAGATGGCGGATCTCCAACCACGGACTTTGGCAACCTCGATGGTGTGCACGTGCTTGACTTTTTCTTTGCGCGTGATTGGCACGTGGTAGATGCACGTCTTCTGCGGGGACCTTTCCCCAGTCATCACGTCGAGATAGTAGTCAACTTCCTTTGACTCGGTGTACGTGACCTCACGAAGGCGATGACGCCAGACGATGGAAAAGATGCGCTCGAGGAGACCCATGAAGGGTAGAATAGCTCCTCCGACTCGCGTGTCAACCTCCGGCTCGTGAGACCTTGGCACGACGCCAACCACGATTCCAGATGTTGAACTTGGCAGGACGAAGCCCAAATGCGCCTGTGATTCCAGACGCGTACGGATTGGCGTCAATCGGGGTGCTGGCTACGCACGCGTCATACCCTTCTTTTTCGATCGCCTCGATCTCCGGGCGCGTCAGATACATTCCGGCTTCGAGGAGGTGGTCGACCAGTTGTTGGGCGAGGTTCATAAGTTAGATACCACACTCTTGTAAAATGTCTGTCATCCAGCCGTTTCTCTTTGCGGCAGCGAACGACGTGGGGTCCTGAAGTTTCCAATGGCTTCTTCGTTTGAATTTCCTTGCAATTTCCAGGCACTTCTCCTTGGTCCACTCCTGGCAAACTCCCCATCTCCCAGCCCTCGGTAGACCAACCTCTTTAAAAATCGAATCTAACCACCCGTGAGATTGTGCCGCTTGGTACGTTCCATCTCCTGACTTGTACTGCCAGTCTGTGCGTGAAGTGAAATCATTCGCTCGGTCACGGCAAATTTCGTAGGCGTACTTGGATTGGGCTGGAGTGTCTTTTAACTCGGTCTTGTGGTATATCTGTTGAACCCACCCGTGCTTGACGGCGGCCATGTAGCTGTTGTAGTCGGTTTCAATCCACTGCTTCTTGAACTCGTATTTTTGCGCTTCAGCGAGGCAGGTCTCGTAGGTCCAACGATAGAGCACATTTTCGGGCCATCCACACGCCGCCGCAATTTTGTCAATCCACTTTCTTGCGCACAACGCCTGGTACACGTTATAGTGCTGAGTTGAAAAATCCTCGCGTGAAGCGCTTGACGTTGCTAGTTCAAGCATTGCGTTAAAAGTATATTTTGACCGGATATTTCCAAGGCTTCCACCTTGATGAACGTTAAGCATCTCGTACCCGCGGTCTGCGAACCGAATAATTTGCGATGGCTCTAATGTTGCTGCCTCATTTGGAAATAGCTCTTTGGCGAGCGTCAAATACCGGTACCTGATTCCCAACTTGATCTTTTCAAAGACTGGACCCTCAACTCTGGTATGAGTTTTATTGCGGCGAATCGGATCGCACGTTAGCCCCACATACGCGGTTTTGTCGCGGAAGATGTAGGCGTAGACGACGTAGCTTCGATCGTAGCATCCGACATACCGCATGTGAGATGCACACGCCGAAATGAGGTGTCGGCGGTTTTTAAGGACCTCGTAATATCCAGGTCGATCGTTTTTCTTCCATTCTCCGCGGGTTTCAAATCGTAGCGCAGATGCCACGAAGTCGGTGTCAGGCTTGATTGAAATTTTAGTTCGATTACGTTTTCTAGAGGTTTCCATACCTCTAAGAACAGTAATAGGAATAAAAACTAGAACCTAATACGCCAAGATAAGCTCAAAGTGTAACTACTAGACTTATTAATCCCAGTTGTTGTTTTACGAGCTAAAAGATTTCCGTCGCCGCTGAAGAGACCAAGCTCAGTGATGAGGTATCCGTTCGCGTCTGCGGCGGCCAGGGTAAATTGGACACGTGCGATAAACGGGGCGGGGAAGTCCGTGCCGTCGATCGCCTTGAGGGTCGCACCCGACACACTGGCCAGCGGGATTGGCGCGATCAAGCCGACGTCGGTGACGTTCGGGGCATAGATTCCAGGGTCACCAGTTCCCACGCTGTACTGCGAGCAGATGAAGTTGGTAAGCGGCGACTGTCCGCCAAAAACGTAGCTTAAATACTGACGCCCAATATCAACGAACAAATTAGGTCCGAGTGGAACTTCAGTCTTTTCAATATTCCAGTCTTTGTCTACAAGTTCAGGAATAATGATTCGTTTATCAACAGCCTCCTGAGTTGACATCTTCTTGCCGTCACGCGTGACGGCTGTCACGCTCACGCAACCTTCTGGTCGTTTCATATAATCTATCTATCCACGCAAAGAACTTTTCAGTCGTCCTGTTTGATTTTGAAACATTACACGGCCAGCAGCACGGGACCACGTTTCCCTCGCGGTATCCTCCGGATGAGTCAACTCTATCAAGACCGTTGTAAATGTAATTTCCGTATTGTCCGCGAACGACTTGTGACGGCGGATCTCCACAGTAGTAGCAGTTTTTCTGCGTCAACTCCTTGAACCTGTCATCGGTTAGCGAAAACTCTCGATCAGATTTTTTCGCACGTTTCTTGTATACTGCAAGGCACGTTTTAAACGCTCTTTCACCGAGCTGTTTTCTTCTCGAAATTCCAAGTTTCTTTGCGTGATCTCGTACTAGGCATCCACAACTTCGAACCTTTCCATTAAGCAAATTTTTTCGCTGCGTTTCAAACTCATTACCACACGCACATTTTACAGCTACGGTATTATACCATTGCGTTCCAAATTGTCGCGATCCTAGTTCACGGATAACGGTGATCCTATCAAATACTTTTCCTGATAAATCGTCGCTTATTCCTCGCTCGCAGTTTTTACTACAAAATTCGGCTATTCTCATCCCTTTACGGATATAATGCCTTTGCAAATCAGATCGGCGAGTTACTGTTTTTACGCATAATGGATTACTGCATACCAAAGTGGTGGTCATGCATTTACGTACTGCGTTACGCTACTGGTAACTGTGGAACAGGATCGGGGGCTGCGAGTT